GTATACCAACAATTTATTATGAATATATTATATGCAAAAATACACAAAGAGATTTTCAACTGCGCACTGGGATAGATTAACAGAAGAATATGGTGATGCGTATTATACAATGTTTAAAAATGCATCACCTAAATTTCTAAATAATATTCATGACATTTATTTTGGTAAATATTTTTATTATACGTATAATGGAATAGATAAAAGATGCGGTAACCCTATGGGTGTTGAGGCTACAGACACTCATATTGATTATCTATTCAGAATACAGGAAGAATTAGGTGTTGAAATATCACTTACATTCAATACCGTAGAAGTGCCGCATGAAGTAATTTTTAATCATGAAATTAGAACACAATTTGTTGAATGGATTGGTTCATATTATGATAGAGGGCTTCGTTCGTGTACAATGAGTTCTGAGCATATACTTAGAACAGGCGAGTTACAAATTAGATGTCCCGAAATGCGTTGGAAAAGTACCGTTAATCAGATTGTATCCGATGCACAACAATTTATAGATTATGCCTATCTTGGTTATAATACAATTTTATTAGATAGAAGTCTTAATAGAAATATTAAAGAACTAAGAAAAATTAAAAAAGCACAAGATTATCTAAATGCTAAAAACCCAAAAAAGAAATTATTAACTTCATTACTGATTGCGGAATCTTGTGTATACAGTTGCCCGTTCAAAAAAGAACATGATTCTGTTGGAGAAGTTATTAGTACAGAATATTTTGGTGCTCCTGCCAATCTATCTTGTAATGGGTGGAGAGGTTCTGAAGAATTTAAATCTTTACCTAGAGTTGGTATTGACTTAGTTGCTTCTGATGCTGACACAATTAATCAATTCTTAGACTTAGTAGATATATTTAAGTTTTCTGGTAGATTAACACATGCGCCTTTTCTTGCAAAAGATATCAAAAATGTAAAAGCAGTTTGGTTCCTTAAAACACAAAAAATAGACCAACAAAGTACGTTTGTTATTGATACTGTGTATGCTGATGATTATAATGATATTATAGAAAATAATCTAATACCTGTACATGATTGGATCCCAGGATGGATTGATACTAGATTCACTAAAAATGATTATAAATCATCATATAAAGGTTACAATGGAATATGGTCTACCGATAAAGGTAAAAGATTAGAAAAGATATTAAGTACATGTAAAAATCAATGTTGGGATTGTCATGAATGCGAAAGAACATTTGGTATACAAGATATAGATTCTGCTTTGCAATTTAGGAAAACATTTTGAAAAATAAAATTGAGAATATAGTGATAGTGGGCGGCGGTAGTTCTGGTTGGATGACGGCTGCTGCTATATCAAAACAACTGCCATCTGTCAACTTGACATTAATTGAATCTCCTAATATTCCTACAATAGGAGTAGGAGAATCTACTATAGGTCAAATAAATGAATTCTTACTGTATCTTGGACTTAAAGATGAAGATTGGATGAAACATTGCAATGCTACTTATAAAACTTCAATTAAGTTTTTAGATTTTAGAGAAACCCCAAGTAAAGAACCACATGTATTCCATTATCCTTTTGGTATGTATGACTTTACAGATAAGTCAGGTGGTTTAATGTCGTGGTTTAGTATTAAGGCTTTAAATCCAGAATTAGACCCATATACATTTGCAGAGTTTTTTCATAGTTCAGTTATTATGACTGATGCAAATAAAATGACTAAGAATGAAAATCATTTAATACGTGGATTTAATTTTAATAGTGATACAGCATATCATATGGATGCAACATTATTTGGCAACTATCTTAGAGATTATGTATGTCTTCCTACAGGAATGACCCATATTTTTGATAATGTAATAGATGCCACGCTTGATTCTCAAGGCAATATTGAACATATTATATCTGAAAATAATGGTATATTAACTGCTGATTTGTTTATTGATTGTACAGGATTTAAATCATTTTTACTTGAAGATAAATTAAAAGTACCATTTATCTCTTTTCATGATACTTTACATAATGACAGAGCAGTTGCAGGTATAATTCCATATGTCGATAAAGATAAAGAAATGGAGTGTGTCACTAGTTGTACTGCTATAGAATCTGGTTGGGTATGGAATATTCCTCTCTGGGACAGAATTGGTACTGGATATGTCTATTCGAGTAAATTTGCAACCGAAGAAGAAGCAGAAGAACAATTTAGAAACCATTTAAAATCTAATAGAATGATATGTCAGGATGATGTAAGAGTTGATGAGATGGAAGTTCGCCATATCAAAATTAAACATGGTGTACACGAGCGCACCTGGGAAAAGAATGTTATAGGTATAGGACTTTCAAATGGTTTTATTGAACCATTAGAATCTACTGGATTAATGTTGACTCACGAGTGTATTATAAAAGTCGTAAACCTTTTAAAAACTAGAAATGGTAGAGTAACTAAATTTGATATTGATTGTTTCAATTATGCATTTAGAGAACAGATATTTGGATTTAAAGAATTTATAAGTCAACATTATGCTTTATCAATGAGAAATGATACTCCATATTGGAACCATGTTTCTGAAGAAACTACATACTCTACAAATCTAACAGAATTTAAGGCTAGTGTATTGAATGCTTATAATGAAATTTCATATAGAAAACATAGGTCTAGAGTTATGAGCAATGATGTTGGAGGTATATCTTATATTTTTGCAGGAATGGGACAAAATGTAGTTGATGAAAGTAGAGTTAAGTTTATATTAGGAGAATTTGGTAGATTAAATGACGTATATGATACTTGGGATACTTGGTTAAAACATAGAGCAAAAACAGTTGAAATAGTAAATCAATTACCTACACATTATGAATTCTTGAAGGAAACTATCTATGGAGACTCATAGAAGAACTATAGTAAGAATGCTGACTTATAGAATAACTGCCTGGGTATTCACAATATTATGGACTTATATTTTTATTGGTGATATAGGAAAGAGTACTGGATTTGCAACATTACTGCATATTCTATTAAGTGTGGACTACTATATACATGAAAGAGTATGGTTAAATATAAAATGGGGAATTAATGAAGGGTGAATGGTGTTACTATAAAAACTATTTTAGTAAAGAACAATGTGATTTTATATTACAAGAAGGACTAAAAATTCCGGCAGAAAATGCTAAATTGGGAGTTGATGGTAGTTCTAATAATTCTGATATTAGAAAAAGTAAAATTAGATTCATACAAAAAGATAATCCTGCATTTACTTGGTTATTTGATAAATTGATGAATACTGCATTAGAATGTAATGATTTATGGTTTAATTTTCATCTTTCTAAATTGTCATATATTCAATTAGCGGAATATGATGCATCATATCAAGGTGAATATAAAAGACATCATGATGTATTTTGGATGAATAATGATCCTATATATCATAGAAAATTAACTGCTATAATACAATTGACTGATCCATTAGAATATGATGGCGGTGATTTTGAATTATTTAATTTAGAAGAATATCCTAATTTTAATGATATTCGAACTCAAGGAACTGTAACATTTTTTCCGTCATTCTTAGAACATAGAGCAACTGCAGTAACAAAAGGCACTAGATATAGTCTTGCATGTTGGTTTGATGGTCCAAAATGGAAATAATATAAATAGTATATAAAACTAATTATTGGAATAGTAAGATGGCAATAACAAGCAGAGAAGGACTCAAACAATATGCATTGAGAGCACTAGGAGCACCTGTGCTTGAGATAAATGTTGATGATGATCAATTGGAAGATCGTATTGATGAGGCACTTGAATATTGGAGATTATATCATCCAGAAGGTATTGAACAAGTATATGCCAAATATATGATTACTGCTTCTGTATTAAATCTTACAACTAATAATGCTGAGTCTTTTGAAGATGGTTCAAAAGTATCTGGATTAACATCTGGAGCAGTTGCTTTTGTAACAATAGATGAAGGTACTAGATTAGAATCAAGAACATCTACAGGAAATGTCCTTCTTGTTGTTAATATAACCGGAGATTTTCTTGCTGGTGAAACTATTTCAAATGATACAGTTTCTGCTACTTTAAGTTCAACAACTCCAGTTGTTAAAGGTGTATATGATAATAGGTATATTACATTACCCGATTTGATGTATGGTGTAACTAGAGTTGTTCCTATGGCTCAAGCATCTTCATCTAAGAATATGTTTGACTTGCAATATCAATTACGTTTGCATGATTTGTATGATGTAACCTCAACATCAATGATTTATTATAAAACAGTTATGAGTCATTTATCAATGCTGGATTTTGAACTTAATGCAAAACCTGATATCCGATTTAATAGATTCACAAATAAATTATATCTTGATATTAAATGGCAAGTAGATACTCATATTGGTCAATACTTTATGGTTGATGGATATGGAGCAATAGATCCTGCCAATGCTCCTAGAATATGGGGAGAATTATGGTTGAAACATTATACTACTGCATTATTTAAAAAGATGTGGGCAACAAATATCAAAAAGTTTTCTGGTATACAATTACCAGGTGGTGTCACATTAGATGGCGATTCTTTATATAGAGAAGCCATTGATGAAATTAAAGATTTAGAAGATGACTTAATGACAAAATCTGCTCCACTAAGTTGGTTCATGGGATAAATCATGACAACTACTAATGTATATTTTACACACGGTATAAAAAATGAACAGTATCTTGTAGAAGATCTGATCATTGAATCACTTCGTATGTATGGAAATGAAGTGATGTATATCCCTAGAACATTAGTCGCAAAAGATAATATTTTAGGAGAAGATAGATTATCCCAATTCAANACNGCATTTCCTATTGAAATGTATTTTGAAAACATTGATTCNTTTGCTGGTCAAGGATTCATGATTCAAAAGTTTGGATTAATGGTAGAACAATCAGCAACTCTTGTTGTTGCTCGTAGAAGATGGGAACAATTTGTAGGTAGATATGGGGTAACAACCGTACCTACTAGACCAAATGAAGGAGATTTGATTTACTTTCCTTTATCAAAAGGCTTATTTGAAATCAAATTTGTCCAACATCAAGATCCTTTCTACCAATTAGGCAAACTATATGTCTATAAACTTCAAGTAGAATTGTTTCAATATGCTTCTGAAAGAATTGATACTGGACATGATGATATTGATGTATTTGAATCACTAAAGACATTTTCAACTGATGTTACGGATAGTATTTATGGACGGGTATCTGCAATTAATATTACAAATGTTGGATCTGGATATTCAACTGCTACGGTAGAATTTACAAATTCTTCTGGATATGGTGCTACAGCAGAAGCAGTTATAGGCACTGGTAGTAACGCAGGAAAAATTGTTGATATTATTATCACCAATCCTGGTACAGGATACAAATCTATACCATATGTTGAAATAATTGGAAATGGAGTAGGTGCACTTATTGAAGCCACTATTTCAGTAGATATTGATAAAGTAGATTCATATGGAGATAATAATTCATTTTTAGATGAAGCCTCTACTATTGTATTTGATACTAATAATCCGTTCGGAGATATTTAATGTACGAAACTCCATTTTATCACGGAATTATAAGAAAAACTATTGTAGGATTTGGTAGTCTTTTTTCTAATATAAAAATAGAAAGAAAAGAAGGTGGTTCTGTTAATGGAACAACAGTTCAAACTTTAAAAGTACCTATAGGTTATGCACCAAAGGAAAAATGGATAGTAAGAATAGATTCTGATCCTACTCTTGAAAATCATACTTATACATCATTGCCTAGAATATCCTTTGAAATTACTGGGTATTCTTATGATTCAGTAAGAAAAACAAATAGAATGCAACAAATAAAATGTGGAGATGGTATAAGTTCTTTAAATACTCTGAATTCACCAGTACCATATAATCTTGATATTTCTTTATATATTTTGACAAAAACTCAAGAAGATGCATTACAAATAATAGAACAAATTTTACCCACCTTTACTCCTGAATATACATTATCAATTAATGCTGTTCCTGAAATGAATGTGGTTCAAGATATTCCTATTATTTTAAATAGTATTTCTGTTCAAGATGATTATGATGGAGATTTTACTACTAGAAGATTTGTAACACATACATTAACTTTTACATTAAAATTAAATCTTTTTGGTAATACTTCTACAAGTGGTATCATTACTACTGTTAATGCAAATATTAATGATATTATTACTCAACAACCACTTAGTAATTATACTGCTATTGGTGATCCTGCTGATGGTAGTATTACATCAGAATCATGGCTAGAACATTTTTAAATTTAAATTTTTATTATGGCTGCATTAACATATAACAGCAATCCTCAATTAAAAGCAGCGAATGTGCCTGTTCAGTATACTCAGGAGCAAATACAAGAGTATATTAAATGTAAAAATGATCCCATTTATTTTATTGATACTTATTGTCATATTATCCATGTTGATTATGGTATTATACCATTCAAACTATATGATTGTCAAAAGAATAAAATAAAGATTATCCATGAGAATAGAAAAGTTATTCTCATGGAAGGCAGACAACAGGGAAAGACGCAAACTTCTGCCGCATATATTCTTTGGTATACTAATTTCCATGATGCAAAGAATGTTGCTATTCTTGCTAATAAAGCGTCTGCCGCTAGAGAGGTAATGTCTAGATACCAAATGATGTTTGAATTATTGCCTCCTTGGTTACAACAAGGTGTTAAAACCTGGAATAAAGGTGATATTGAATTAGAAAATATGTCTAAGGTGTTTACTGCAGCTACTACTGGCGCAGGTATTCGAGGTAAAACAGTTAATATGTTATACATCGATGAAACAGCATTTATTCCAAACACAGTTGCAGAAGCTTTCTTCACTTCAACATTTCCTACTATATCATCTGGTAAAACAACTAAGATATTATTGAGTTCTACTCCATTGGGTTATAACCATTTTTGGAAGTTTTGGACTGATGCTGAAAAAGGACATAATGATTTTGTACCATTATTCATTCCATATACAGATATTCCTGGAAGAGATGAAACTTGGGCTTCAGAACAACGTAGACAATTAGGTGAACTAAAGTTTAATCAAGAAGTATTATGTTCTTTCTTAGGTTCTAGTTTAACTTTGATACCGCCTGATACTTTATC